CCATGTAATGCAGTTGATAATTGGAGCGTAAATAGCTCAATAATTGCTGATGGGTTAATATCTTGTAGACTGCTAAATATTTTAGAATTTACTGTCATTACGATGCTGGCTCAAATACTTGTCTAAAAGTGGCTTGAATTGTAGCTCTGTTGTTATATGGTATTGATTTAGTCCAGTTTTCGCAGACAAATTTAAAATTTGATGCAGTTTCTTCGGGTAGGAAACCTTCAGCAAAATCAAAACTAGCACTATCATTTGCACGAGCATCTAAAAATGTTTCTATAGTATCTGCGTCTGTTTCAGAAACTTCGTAAGTAAAACTAAATTCTTTCGGGTTTTGATGTTGAGCTAATCCAAATAAAAGCCTATGTTCGTAACCATCAGCAAAACGAATAGTTCTAGTATTAGGTCTGGATTTTTTTCTTTGACCATAAGTAGGTTTTATTGAAGGGAAAGTAGCCATTATGCAAGTATTCCTCCAGGTCGTTTCTGTTGTATTATTTCAGATTGTACCGCAGCCGAGATAAGACGACCAAGTTCTCTTCCCTGTGCTTCATCTCCCTCAACAGAAGATCCAGAAGCATCTACATTTACTACAACATTTGTTGAACCGCCAAGTGCATGGTTTGGTGTGACTGTGCCTGTAACTCCAGGTGTAAATAATTCTGGTCCACGCTCTCCGACTAAATGAGTTCTTCCTGCTCTAGCTGTTCCTCCATCTGCTAAACCGAAGTTAGGTCCTGCTGTACCTAAACCTGTTAATGGATCAAAATATCCTCCCCCACCCATCATGCCACCGCCACCAAATAATCCACCAAGACCACTAAATATCGAACCAAATAATCCTCCCCCACCTCCTAATGTTCCTCCTGGATTACCAAATAATGCCATGTTAAATGCAGCATCAATTAATTTATTTAGTACATTATCAAGCATATCTCCCAGAGTAGACGTACCACGAATAAGCCCCTGCAAACCATCGGCAACATCTGTAGCAAGTGATTGACCTAGTGATTTAAATTGCTGTCTTACTTTTTCGGCTTGTTCTGCCTGTTTTTCTAGTGCATTATTCTGTTTTAGTAGATTTTCAATTTTATTTACATCTAATTCTTCTAAGGTTGCTCCATCTTCAATCATTTCTTTTATCTTTGCATCAAGTTCCTGTGCTAATAAAACTTCCTCATAATTACCATCAATCTTTGCCTGTAATAAAGTATTTTGTTGTCTAACCTTTTTCAATCTTGAATCTTCAATCATATTTATAGTTGTCTGCCTTTCCAATGTTTTTCCCACCAATGCTAGTTCTTCTCTTCTAGCCTCTATTTGTGCCTGTAAGTCTGCTTTTCTTTTCTCTGCATTTTTAGCCCCTGATCTTCCCTTTCCACTTCCAGATACATTTGCTAATTCAGTTTGTAAAGCCAATAATGTTGGATCGGTAGCTGACCCACCTATCTCTGCAAGCCTTGTTCTTTCTGCTCTTTGTGCTGGACCAGCAAAAGGTGTAGCCAATAAGTTAAGAACAGGTAGTAATGCAGCAAGCATTTTTGTTCCTAATAACTGGAATTGGTTTCCTATTATTCTGCTCACCTCTCCAAAATCTTTTAATCCTTTAACTGCGTCTGCACCAATAGCTTTATTCATCTGTTCAGTTACGGCTGCTAGTGCAGCTTGTGTTCCCTCTGTCTTTTTAATTAGCTGGATTTGTCTTTCTCTTTCTGTTCCATTTGCTCCTAAAGCTGTAGTCAACCCTTCAATATCAGGAGTTAATCTATTAAATGCCTGACCTAACTTAGCTGTAGAATCTGTAATTTGTTGTACCTGAGTTAGTAATGCAGTAGCAACTAGACCTCCAGCAAAACCTCCTGTCTGTCCTCCTAATTTTCCACCAATTAATCCACCAGTAAAACCAGCAGCAGCACCTAATGGTCCTTGTCCAAATAGTAAGGGAAATGCACCACTTATTAATGCTCCTGATAAAATACCACTTCCACCCGTGCTTCCTTTTCCTGGAAGCATTTGACCCATAGAACTAAAGTTAAGTGGAGAGCTAGGACCTAGAGGTATTTTTGAACTAGGTCTGCCTCCTCTTGTTTTAACTACTTTACTTTGTCTACTTATTGCAGCAGCAGTTTGATTTTCTACTTTTAATTGTTGTTTGTCTACTTGTAATTGTTTTTGCTTTGTTCTTAAATTTCTATTTTCTATTTGCAATCGCTTTGATGCCATATTAATTTTATTTCTTTCGTTCTGTAATACAGTTCTATTTGCTCTTCCACCCTGGGCTAATTTATTTAACTTTGATATACGCTTTTCAAGATTATTTAGCTGTTTATTAACAGTTCTAGTATTTAGTTTTATATTAACTTCGTAATTAGATGCCACTAATCTAGGTAAAACATTACGTTTAGTTTAGCGTACCTTGCGAGTTTGAGCTTTTCTTTTTGCATCTTCGTATGCTTTTTCTTCCTGCTCAGTTTTGTAATTGAAATATGCGTTCCAGCCGTACATCTCCTCTAAAGACATTTTGTTTCGTATTTCAACTAATGTCATGCCTAACTTTTCTGCAATAAAAAATTGCATATACAAATAACTATTCTTTTTTAATTCAGCTTTTTACGGCATCAGGAGTTGCCTCCTCGCCCATTTCTTGCATTTTTGTCATAAGTTCCAGCAATACTGACAATGGTATTTCTCTTCTAAGACTAGCTCTATCAGCTTCAGTAAATAACTTGTTACCAGTTTCATCTTCAGCCTTACCAATAATTACCTGGAGTGCAAAGTCTAAACTTCCCTCTTCCTGACCTCTGTTTGCTTTTACTAGAGTAGTATTTATTGTGTCTCTATCAGCAATGGTTAAAGGTGTCCAGTAAACTTTTAAAACTACCTGACCATTCTTGTAGATTTCATAACTGCTTTTGTTATCTACACTAAAGGCTTTCTTTAGTTTGTCGATTGCTCTTTCAGTTGCCATGCAAAAATAATTTTATTATCTATTAACTATACTACTACTTTATTACTTAAAGCCAACCTTTTTAAATGCCATTGCTATGTCTTTGTTAATAAATCCTCCTTTTGTGTAGATGTTGTACCAGTTTGGGCCTCTTGCAGTTAAAGCGTGTTGTCTACCATGTTGTGCGTAAGTAACAGGATTTCCTTTTAAATCGGGTCTTGTTTGACCTGGTGCATTTATAGCAAAACCAGCATATTCGGCTCTGTTACCAACAAATAGGTCTTGATTTAGTGTTACATTCGGAACTCTTGGGTTTTTTATTTGTCTAGCTGTTGGGTCGGGTATTAAATAGTGTGGAAAGTCTGGTTTTCTTTTTTTATTTGCCTGTACAAGATTTTTTGATACTATCCAGTTTTCTCCAAATGTTCCTGTCCACCACGGACCTTGCTCAGTAAGTGAACGTACTATTGTTTTTGCAGTTTCTTTTCTTCCTTTAGTTATTGCCTTTCCTAAATCTTTAGTAAAATGCTTTTTAAAGTCTTTAGGCATTAGCAGTAAAGTCGCAGCTTACAACAGATAGATAATGACTATCTTCTTCTACATTTACAGAAGTTGGTCCTTCAATTTGTAATACTCTTGGACTTACAGAAAATGTATCTGTGTAAGTTGAAGCATTTACAGAAGTAAGACCTGTAATAACTGTTTCAGCTATAGCAGATGCCTCCGCACTTCCCTTATGCGGTGGTGTCATAATTCCACATCTAATAGATCCAGAATAGTAACTTGTCGCTGCTCCCTGTGTTTGAGTAGTAGATTGTCCAAAATCTAAACTTACCATCACATACTTTTTGTTTTTACCTGGGGTGCTTAGTGGCATATTGTCAAAAATTACCGAAACAGTAGGATCTGCGTCTGTTACCGCATCTAATATTGCGGTTTCAAATGCTGCTCGTGCGTTTACTAAAGTCATTAGAAAATAACATCAACTCTGAATAAATATTCTTGACCACCTTTTTGAGTAAGAATATTAGTTATCTTACAACCTCTGCTAGATCCAGAAAATGTCAGAGTAATTTCATCTTGTAGTAAAGGCTGATTATCTCCTATCAAATCTGGTGTTATGTATAACCTTGCAACATTTTCTTGAAAGCCTGTTTCTTCAGTCGATCTAACAAACTCAATAGGAACTTTTATCGTATAGTTCGTATCTACTGTTATGTATTCACCAGTAGCATTGTTATAGCTTGATACTCCTTTTCTTGTATAAACAATAGTTGTATCTAAAGAATCTCCAAGTAGTGAAACAACCTGTTTTGCAATGTTCTTTAGTGCTGTATCTAGTTGTCCTGCCATTAGCCTCTAACCGCCCTTAGTTGGAAAGTTCCTGCTCCACCTAGCATATACGCTCCAAGATAACTTTGTAACCACGGGTAAACATCTAAAATATTATTTATTGATCCTGTTCCCTGACTATCAGTATTGTATTTAACCTCAATATCTCCTAGCTTGACTTCACTAAAGTTTCCATCTTTACCAGTAGTTCCAGTTATAGCACCAGTATCATTTGCCAAAGCTCTAGCTAATTCATATTCTGCATATTTAATATTGTTTGGAATCGTACTACAAGCTAACTCAACACCATCTACCTGGTAGTTAGTTCTTGGAAATTTTAGTGCCTGACTTTCATCGCATCTATCTCCGTAAAATACAAAACTTTCAATCCATCGAGTAGCTGATATTAATGCTCTATTTTTTTGGTCGTCAGTTTTATTTGTCCAGGTTGAGGAG